ACGTATGTACCGTTGACCTGTGGTACGCATGCCCCCAAGAAGATGGCCTCTTCCAGCGACACTCTCAGCCCTGTGTACTGGCAGGTGTACAACCCTTCAGCGTCTGGTTCGTTGAGTATCGGCTTGCCGTTCGGTGCTCGTATCATGTGTTCTCCATAATTTTTTCAAGCAGCGCAGCTTCGTTTTGTCTCCACTGCGGCACTACAGTCGGGTCGTAGGTCATGTAGTGGTCGTACATCTTGAGCATGGTCTCGCGGTCAATGTAATAGTTGCGCGTCACAGCCAACTCAAAAATGTCCCTTGCAAGTCTACGCATTGCATTTTGATGGAGATGGTCGTCTCTGTCCCACTCGGACACCAGCTTGGCTTGCCAGTTCAGGTCGTTACCGTTTCTGCGTAGCACTCTCATGTGTTCTTCTCCCTAAGTTTTGCTTCGATGGCTCTGGCAAAGCCCTCGATGTCAAACGAGTCTTCCCAATCCCACCATTTAAGATCACAAATCTCTGCCCTTTCTAACTCCGTCAGCCCTACCCATGTGCGTTGTGTATACAAAGGCAACACCTGACCAAGCGGTGTAAACAAAGGGCTGTCTTTGTCTCTGCTGACCGCGCGGTTGGTTGGGTCGTACCATGCTATTGGTTTATCCATGATTCTTCTCCTTTAGTTTGGCTTGAATGGCCCTAATAACGTAGCGAATCACGGTTTGGTTTGATACATTCCCGTTATCATGACCAAATGCAAAACCGTCATAAATGGTGTCTTCAATCTCCTGATCTGTCAGCACAACCCAAGGGCGAACGTAGTCTTGGATGTCATCGTCTTCTTCAGCCATGCGGCGCATCTTGGCTTCGCGCTCAAGGCGCTGGAATTCTTCATCTTCTTCGGTCATATTAGTAAACTCCAAATCCAAACGCCAGTAAAGAACAGCCCAAGGCAGATAACTGCCAGCACTACAAAAATACACCAGAGCATGAACGCGCCAATCCTGTGCCATGTTTCCGGCACTGGGTCTATGTCATCGGGCACTGCCGGATACGGCTTGACCTTGCGGGTTTCCTCGTTCATGCTTTCCTCGCTTCCAGCATTGCGTCTGCCATGTCATATGCGTCTTCAGCAATTATTTGTTTCATCGCGTTGTCAAAATCACTTCTATCCTCTTCTGCTCTAATGTCAGCGTCAGAACTATCTGGGTGATAGTAATCGTTCATCCAAAATTGATAGCAGATTGGCAACGCCTTGATTGCAAAGTAATCGCGCAGGGTCATGCCGTCATAGAGCGGATTTTCAATGCCCGGGTGGCATGGAAACGCTGGTCCACCTGTGTTGCTCATGCTGCCTCCTTGGGTTCATCAATTGCCAGATAAGCCTTTAAACGCTTAACTCGCTGCTTGTTGTAGGTGACCATCGATTGGGCGTACTCGACTGCGCTCTCCGCTTGCAGCAACTCGTGCTCGGCATGCAGCAACTCATGCGTGACAGCCTGTGCCGGAGTTACAGTTCTCAGCATCAGCCTCAACTCTGTCCATAAATATCTCCACATAGCGTTACTCCGGTTGTTTCGGTTCTAATTTTTTCATCACGCGCTGGTTCTTGTTGGATCGACCCTTCCTGCGCTCCCCCGTGTCTTCTATAAACCCCTTGTCCAGCAAAGCCCGATAACGGGCCGTGATGGAGGAGTACGGGAAGCCCTTGAAGCGGTCAAGCAACTGATCACTGATGCACCCCTCCGGATAGGTGCATATGGCCTCGTACACCATCTTCTCCAACTGTGTCGAGTTAACAGATGCCGCCGCCGCCTGACTCGTGTCGGGGTCGTTGCTGCGGACAAGGGTTTTGGGATCAGACCCAAAGAGGCTAAACAAATCAGCTTGAGATAAATTTTTCATTCCGGCTCCTTTCTGACTACGTCATATGCTTTGGTGATCCAAAAACCTGCGTGGTTGACAAGCATGCCTTTGGCCGTCATTTCCTGCGTTGTTCTACAGCGGCGGTCATAGCCGTGCTCCCCAACCCGATGCATGTCAAACGCAGCGTTACTGTTGAAGTACTGTTTACACGCTTGGCATTGATTACGGCTTCCGGTCAGCTTCATGATCCCCCCGAATAAAGTTTTTGCTGACCTCCTGCTCGGCAAGTTCGGCAAACGAAAGGCCGGACGGGAATCTCATCTGAGCCGCCTCAATACCGTTTACAACTTTGATGGACTTGATGAGGCCATCATTGAAGCCATTGGTGTAGGCATCGCCGGAAGACAATCGCGCAGACAGTCCCTCTCGTATGATCTGGGTCATGGGAATCTTGTTGGCCTTGGAGAACCTTCTCAGCCGCGCAATATCGTCCGGATCAAGATAGGTCATGAAGGGTTTGTAATTAACTGAAAATGCCATGGGACATCCTTAAAACGGAACTTCTTGGTAATCGTCAACCAAGTTATCAAATATTTGCTTAGCCACTTCGTTGCCGTGCAACTCGGTACGGCTTTCTATGCCGCAGCGTTTACACAGCCTTGCCGCAGCCTCGTCCTCATCGGTGGCGCCTAAGTAATCTTGAAACTTGGAATCCTTGCAAAGCATCGCAGCCTTCTGAACTCTGTTGCTGTACGGTGTGGCAGACTCGTCATCTTGAATCCGCACCAGCGCACAGCCGTATCGCGCCCCAACGAAGTCACGCAGAATCTCTTCTGGGCATTCGTCAGGGTGGATCGCCAGCGTCAAGACAAAACCTGTTCGGTCTTGCTTGAGTGCTACCTTTCTGGCTTCAAACTGCAAGGCCATCGACTTTGGACTCAAGGTAATCAATGACGCCCATCAACTTTGTTTCGCGTTGAACGTATATCTGGTTGTCATCCATCAGCTTTTCAATTTTTTGCAAAAGCAAGTTTGTTGTTTGAGTCATGGTTTCAATCACCTTGTCACGCTCAGCCAAAAGCTGGTCACGCTCAGCCAACAGCTTGGCATCGATTTGGGTGGACGATTTGGCCTTTGCTCTCAAAGCGGCGCGACAGTTATAGACCGTGCGAACAGAGCATTTGCAAGCAAGTGCAATCTCGTTGGGCTTGGCATTTGGGTTCGCTGCGATGTAATCTTTGATGTGTTGGTTAGCTGGCATATGGTTCTCCTTAAAATGGAATGTCTTGATCGCCGAAGTCATCTTCTTGGCGGATGGGCTGGCGGCTGTAGCCGCCCTCTTCTTGCTTGGGCAAAAATCGGTCAACGGCAATCGACAGGTATGTCTTGCCGTCCTTGCCGACCTTCTTCCAGCCAGACAGCTTGACAACCGTCAGGCCGTCCTCTGATTTGATGTTGGTCATGTCCTTCAGGTTGATGGCAATGTTGCCCCAGTAGTCGGGGGATTTCGGCCCCTTCTTGCTGGTCGAGGCGCGTAGCGAACCACTGTCGGGGTACGCCTTGTACTCAGGTGCTTTGGGTTGATATGGCATTACTTGCTCTCCGATAATTGCTTCTTGATTTCTGCGAAGCGGTTGCGAATCTGATCGTAAAGATCAGGGCGGCTTACCTTGAGTGAGTCAAGTTGTGTTTGATTCGACTTCCAGTAACTGTTTAAACCTTTGACGTCTGTGCAATGGTTCGTGTATGTCATCATTCCCTCGGTAAACAACTCGGCATTCGCAATTGCGTTGCCGGTGTTGACCTCAACATCAGCCGTGGCAGTGGGAGTCACAACCTTGACAATGACGGGTTCTGCTTGACCATCTGCCTCTGGCAGATCCTCACCCGCATAGATGTACAGGCCCAGACCATGCATAGCAATCGCTTTAACCAAGCAACGCATGATGGATGTGTTCACATCAAACGAGGTGGGCGCACTCATCGGCTTGTTCCGGTAGTCCAGCACAGGCAACATGCAAGTCATTGGCTTGTCAAACATGGTGACGGTTACCCACACCATGAATGTGTCGCCAATTTGCATGAGCGGCCCACCGTGGGGCTGCATCTCCACCTTGAAGTTGGCCTTGGGGTCAGCCTTCAGCGCCTCTGCCCAAGCCCATGCCCATGACAGGTAGGTCAGACCATTCTTCTTCTCCGTGTGGTCATTGACGTTGATCTTCAGCAAGTCATTCGGTGTCATTTAAAGTTTCCTTTCCATACTTTTCATAAAATTTTTTGGTTGTCCGTTCTCGCAATTGAGGCTCATAACCAAGTTTGGTGATGAGATCAAAAACTAGACCAGATGTTCTGTAAACTGGATGCATTCTGATGTTGCTTGTATCGCCAGCAATGACTGGCAAGTGTTCGTAAAGATCAGACACCGCCTCATAAATCGCTATCAGGTCTTGAGCCAAGTTCTCCTTGGTACTGGGCGCACCACTGAGATACCCCGCAGAAGTCTCCTGTGCAGCGCTTTGGTTCTCCGAGTCTTGTTTCGACATATCCTTTTTCCTTTTCGGCCAGTTCGGTGGCCTCTTCGATGGTTTTAAAAACACGGATGGCAGTCTTCCTACCCTCCCTCTTAACCGCGAATGTCGTTTCCGACATCCACCGTTCCTCGTTGGAGCAGTTCTGAAGGTCCTCTTCAAAGTCCGCTCGCATCTTGGACTCACGGTGCATCTCCAGACGCTCCCGTATGTACATCTCAGTCTTGACGCTGTCCCACAGGGGCACGTCAACAATGCAAATGGGGGCGGCTGGGTAAGCCTCGCGCAGGTCATGCTTGCTGTAGTCCCTGACCAAGGCGCAGATTTTCAAACCCACAACCTTGCGCTGCTTGACGGTCTCGACCAACCACTTGTAAATGTTTAGCTGCTGAGTCCACTCCTCCTTCTCTTGCATGACTGCCCATGCGGATGTGAACTTGTAGTCATAGATGGTGATCCCGCTCTCCCCCTCCTCTTGTAGGTCGATTGCGCCGCTGATGGATACCCCGTCTACCTCCGCGAACAAACGCTCCTCCTTGATCCAGCCGGAGGTCTCGCCGCGCTCCATGACAACGTGCAGGGCAGAACCCAGCAGCGACCACAGCATCTGGGAGACATCCGTCACGATCTGATCGTCGTATTTCTCTCGCATCCTGCGGATCTTGGGGGGAGACATGATCTCTGTGACGCTGTACTGAGCAGCCCCCTTGCTGTAATACTCTCTACGTGCTAGAGTCACTAGTGGCTCTGGCAGGTTGTGAACGTTCGTAACTTGCATCTTTTCTCCAAAGGTTTTATGACTGACAAACTGAATGATAGTGATGATACACAAGAATTGCAAGCCCTTGTGCAAATTATTTTTGGTGAACCGGCGTCAAAAGCCAACAGTCGGAGGGTGGTGCGGTTTGGAGGGGTGTCCCGTCTCATCAAGAGCGAGAAGGCGCTGAGCTACTCTGATATGTTTAAACAGCAATGCAGGCCATTGGCCCGGCTCATGACGGGCGACCTGCGGGTTACTCTGCACATTTGGTATGCCAGCCGAAGGCCAGACCTTGATGAGTCATTGATCCTCGACCTGATGCAGGGGCTGATCTACGAGAACGACAGGCAGGTCAAGGAGCGCCATGCGTATTGGGGGCTTGACCCAGAGAACCCAAGGGCTGAGATTCTGATTGAGAGGATTGAAGCTGTTGCCCCCAAAAAGAAACCCCGGCACAAGGCCGGGGCAAAGGAGGCATAGAACAACTGCGCGGTGTAGCACCGAGCCATGCCAGTTTAAACTAAAAGCAGGCACGCCGCCCGCGTACTGACAAAACTGACGAAGGGTTGCGTTTAAACATAGGTGTATGCGAGTTGTCCGGGTTGTCCGACCCAATTAACCCGGGTTGTCCGGCCCCATTGGCCGGGGTTGCGGGGTTGTTAGGGTAAGTCCCTACAAGAAAGTTTGCACAGTCGCCGAAAACATGCTAGAGTTGCGTCAGCTAGGTGTGGAAACCGAGTTTGATAAAAGAGTCGTTAGTGAAATCCCGACCCCGAATGGGGTAGCGCTTCAGCCCACAAAGCTGAGGTGTTCTTCCACCGGGGTTTCACTAACGGCTTTTTTTTCGTCTGTACTTCCACACCCAGCCGTACTCCGCACGATAGCAAGCGTTCAACCTGACGGCGCGGAAGAAAAGGGTTATGCGGTGTGTCGCAAGACTACGGGGCAACTACCCCCAGAAACCCGCACGGCTGGTCGAATCATCAAGCCGAGGGGCTTACGGTATCCAACCCGTAGCATGATGATGCTCACTGAGCGGTGAAGCACCTTCCCTCTCTTTCCTGCGTTGCGGGGAAGGGGGGTCTTTGGGTGAAAATTATCAGAAAGCCCCGCGAGGGGCTATACGGGAGGTACATGGACACTAAAGAATATTACAAGGCTGTCGCCGATGAACTTAGGGAACATCTGGAGCACAGAAAGCGCAAGCCTCTGTTATGGTTCACAAGCAGAGAGGTTTCGGACATCATCGCAAACAACAGGCATTGGGGGGTCAGCGAAGCGACCTTCATGTCAATTTACAAGGAGATACAGAAAAAATTAACGCAGATCAATCGCAGCCATCAAGAGCCACCAAAACCATTAACAGAGGATAGAACATGACACAAGACACCGTAGATCGAATAGAGAACAATGCCTACCAACTCAATGGGGTGACGTATCTTCCGCACTATCGGAACGATGGTTACTTTGTTGGCCCGGGCTATCCCACACACAACAGATCTGTTTACACCGTGAGTGAACTGCTGACCGCTGGCGCTAGTCGCATCAGCCTCATGCTCTGGTCTCGCGGCAAGACAGGGGTTGTCAGCCAAACCAATCTTTAAATTTCGGGGGGAAAGCGGATGCTGGTGTCGCACCTCGCGTCACGCAATTCGGATTACCGTGTTGCAAACAGACGCAGCGAGTACCCCCACCTACAAGGAGCCAAAGATGCCAAGAGGTACGAGGATTGGAACAATTCAGATTAAAAAAACAATCGCAGGGTTTGCTTACTTATCGTCAAAAAAAATGGGCAACCCAAATGAGCGAGCGATGTTGGAGACCTTTGCCAAGACACAAGACATGGCCAAGGCAAGGTTGTTGAGAAGCAAAAGATTTGTTTACAGCAAGGATCACTTCAATTTCCGATTGTTTTCGGTTCATTTGACCCTGATGAATGAGGTAGAGTTAAATTTAGATGGGACTGAAGGATTGCCCGTCTCAGATGATGATGAAGAGCCGGAAGTTAAGATGATCAACGGGCGCGTTGTTCTTGAAGATATGTTTGTTTAACACACGCCACCTACAAGGAGAGAACAATTGACAGAAGAAAACAATAGCGTTGCCGAAGCCATCATTCGTGCCGCACACATCATTTCAAACAACGGGGCAGCAACGCCGCACGGCACTCAGCTTGGTGGCCTTGAGGCGCACAGCATGCTGATCGCTGAGGCCATCAACAATCTTGCTGATCAGATTGGACGTATCGCAGATGCGGTAGAGGAGCAAGGAAATGCGTGACTACAAAAAAGAACAAGCCTACGATGGCAGCCCTGCTGTTAAAAAGAAAAGGGCGCAGAGAAACAAGGCCCGAAGGATGTTGGAGAGGGAGGGTCTGGTTCACAAGGGTGACGGCAAAGACGTAGACCACATCGCCCCTCTCAGTAAAGGAGGAACTACGGTCAGAAGCAACCTCAAAGCCAAGCCAGCTTCCGCTAATCGGTCGTTTAAACGCACTGCTTCAGGGGCAATCAAATGATTGACGTCCTCGTTGCTGAGACCCACTTCAACGAAACCACCCGAGTCATCTGCCCCTTTTGCAGTCCGTCCCGCCAGAAACAAAACCTCAAAGACATGACCCTAACCCGCAAGGGTGACGGGGCTGTTGTCTATCACTGCCATCACTGCTATGCGGCTGGTTCTGTGCAACCCAAGGAGACTCACTTGTCAGTCGTGCCAGCCCGAACCATCGTCAACAAACGCCTGACCGAACAGCACTACGCTTTTCTCAAGTCGAGGGGCATCTCACAAAAAACCGCAGACACCATGCGATTGTTCTCAGCGGAGAAGTTCTTCTCACGTTTGAGCAAGCTGACACAGGCAGTCGGGTTTCCCTACTACCGCGATGGTGCGCTGGTCTCAGCCAAGTACAGGTCAATCGAAGCCAAGGATTTCACCCAAGACGCAGGTGGGGCGCATGATTTTTTTGGGATAGATACAATCATCAAGGGTCAGCCGCTGATCATTGTCGAGGGCGAGATAGATTGCCTGACAGCGATTGAGGCAGGGATTGCCAACGTGGTGAGCGTTCCGAGCGGCGCTCCCGTCAAGGTTGCGGACGGCAAAGTCCTGCCCAGTGAGGACAAGAAGTTTGGCTTTGTCTGGAATGCCCGTGAAATCATTGATGCCGCCCCCTACGTTGTTCTCGCCACAGACCAAGACCCTGCTGGTCAAGCGCTGGCAGAGGAGCTAGCCCGAAGGATCGGCAAGGAGAAGTGCCGCCTCGCCAAGTTTGCGTGGAAGGATTTAAACGAGGCTTGGCTTGACGACAACCCGACGCTCGACGACGTACCGGTTGATCGTTTAAACAAGATCATGGCAGACGCCGAGCCGTACCCCATCAACGGGCTTTCAGAAGCCAACACATACCTTGACAAGATCAATGACCTGTATACGAAGGGAACGGGCAAGGGCTTCACCACAGGCTACCCGTCAATCGATAGCGTTTACACGATAGTGCCGGGTCAGCTCACAGTCGTAACGGGTTACCCGTCCAGCGGTAAGTCCAACTTTGTTGATCAGATCATGGTCAACCTTGCGAAGTCTTCAGATTGGAAGTTTGCCATCTGCTCCTTTGAGAATCAGCCCGAAGTCCATATCACTCGCCTGATGGAGTTATACAGCTTTCAGTCGTTCTACGAAGGCCGTGACCGCATGAGTAAGCAGGTCGCAGATGAGGCGTTCAAGTGGGTACAGGATCACTTCCTGTTCATCGATACCCAAGGCGAAGAGCCGAACACAATTGATTCGATCCTGACAAGGGCGAAAGCCGCCGTCAAGAGAATGGGGGTCAGGGGTCTGGTGATTGACCCGTACAACTACATCGATCAGCCAGCGGGTGATAAGTCGGAAACAAACGCCATCAGTGACATCCTGACCAAGGTCAAGAAGTTCTGCATGACCCACGATGTACACACATGGTTTGTCGCCCATCCCAGCAAGATCAACCGTGCGGGGGTCGAGCAACCCAGACCGGACGGCATGTCGATCAGCGGGTCGATGGCGTGGTGGGCAAAGACCGATTGCGGCATCACCGTCCACAGGCAAGATCGGTTTGTCGAGATTGCGGTCTGGAAGTGTAGGTATCGCTGGGTCGGGACGCAGGGCGAGACTACCCTGCTCTACAACAAGACCGCAGGAAACTACACGGAGAACCTAGATTCGTTTGACGTTTAAACGCACAAGTACAGACAAAAAAAGGGAGGGGGGGATGAAGTCATTGCTTCACCCCCCCCTCTTTATTTCAACGCATAAAACACCGCTCTCATCACGGTTGTGTATCGCCCCATGATCTGGGGGCTGGTACTGTGCGAAAAGATGCACCAGTGCTGCTTTTTTGGGCTGTACCGAATGTAGCGCTCACCTTTTTTAAACAGTTGCGTGTTCTCATGGAGTTCCAAGAGATGGCTGAAAAGTGCTGCCTGTCTAACAAAGTGAGGGCACGGGTTAGTTATCGTCTTAATCAGCCGCACAGATGTACTCGTACAACTCAGCGTTGATCTCAACCTCTGGGAAGAAAAGAATACCTGCCTTGTAATACGGCACTCCCAAGGCGAACATGGATAGCTTGCGTCCCAAGTAGTACAGGTCTACAAGGTCATCAATCTTCACCGCCAGACAAAACTTGGCCTCTTCTTTGTTGCCTCGATCATGGATCGTGACAACAAATAGTTCCTCGCGCAGTAAATCAATAACTGGTATCAGGTCAACCACCGATAGTGAAATCATCAATGCACTCCTTTTTGTGGCGGGTTTAAAAACATTTCCAAGTCATAGCAATGGGCAGAGCGTTGCAAGTACTCCTCACGGGTCTGCGTCATGATTGACAGGCTGGCAAGCACCTTGTGGAGCAAAGCGCAGACCATGTCGTGATCAAGCTTAGATT